GCTTCAAGCGAGATGAAACCAAACCGCGCAATCCGCTGCGCTTCCACTTCTTGCTGCTAAGCGCTGTGGGCTTGGTGCTCGCGATCGTTGACGCGAAATACTCATTCGATTTCGGCGCAACGATCAATGACACGTCCGCCTATGGGCTAGCAGCTCTATCTGCTGGCTCCGCTCTCATGCCAATCATGGCGATTTATTACTACAAGCTCGGATTTGAAGACCTCGGCAAAATCCTTGGCGCCGTTGCCGTTGCCGTGTTTGGCTTTAACGTGCTGAGCAACATGGGCGTTGCAACGAGCAACCGGGTTGTCGAAGTTCAGAAAGCACATCTGCAAGCTGCAGCTTTCCAAGAAAACGGCAAGGCAAAGAAAGAGCAGGCCAAAGCGGACCTGAAAACGTTCAAAGCCCGGAAGGCAACGCTGGTCGCTGGTCTTGATGATTTGGTGCGCACGGATGTCAACGGCTGGTCAGTAACGGCAGTGCCAGCTTCGCCTGAAGAGCTTGCCCCATTGATTGCTGAGAAAACGGCAGAGCGTGACCGAGAAGCCGGCCGCGGGGGATGTGGCACAAAATGTGAGGCTCGCACGGCAGAGCTAAACCACTTGCTCAAGCTCAAAGGCGTGGCAGTCAACATCCAGAAGGTCGAAAACCAAATCGCAGCAACCGAGCGCGTTCTTGCCAGCGCCCGCGAAACTATTGCAGCAGCCACGTCAGACAAAGACAAAGCAGGCGTCTCATATACAGCCGCACAAGCATCGCTCTATAGCCGCTGGACCAATGGTTGGTTCGGTGACGGTGAGAGCGTCGGAGCTATCCGAAACGCCAACGAATTGATGGGGATGGCTATGGCGTTTGTGATTGCCCTTGCCGCAGCGGCATTCACACTTGCTAGCGTATTCCCTTACCTGATGAGCGTTACCCCGGAAAGTCTACCAGTTTCCGGTGCACATCCAATTACACAGTCTAACCTGGCAACTCTCCAGCCAGCGGTAGACGAGCCTTCCCAAAACAAGGATGTAGCACCGGCCCCTACTAAACCAAACCTGAAGTTAGGCGTCACAACCGTTGCAGACCTCGCAAAGCAGCGCATCCGCGAACGCCTTGCACAGTCCAACATCCAGGTAGCAGTATGAGCATCATCAACAATGACCACACGCGCCAGGAAAAGTTGACGGTGCAATGAACGAAGCCTACGCCTGCATGATGCACCACCCACATGGCGCCGCAGCATTCGGACTAATGGCCTACGGCACCATAGTAGGCGGAGTATTCACCATTGCTGCAATCCTAACGCTTGCAGACAAGATTTTCCGCAAACCAATCAGCGTTCCGACATTTTCTCCAATACCGGAGTTCAACGATGGCCACTAAGAAGGAAAAGAAGCCTCACGGTAGACCAACCCTCTTTACCCAGGAGATCGCAGACAAGATCTGCAAGGAACTGGAGAAGGGGCAAGGCCTCAGACGTGTATGCCGAGAGAACGAAGACTTTCCGCCCGAGTCAACAGTCAGACAATGGGTCAAAAATAATCCCGAGTTTTACGCGCAATACACAAGCGCACGCGAGATCGGCTATGAAGCTATGGCCGACGAATTGCTTGATATTTCGGACGGCGAAAAAGAAGATTCAGCAGCAGACCGCGACCGTCTAAGACTGGATACGCGCAAGTGGCTGCTTAGCAAGTGTCTTCCCAAGATCTACGGCGACAAGACATCAACGGAAATCACCGGCAAAGACGGCCAGCCTATCCAGGTTCAAGACATGGAAGCCGCCCGACGCGTTGCGTTCATGCTTGGTAAGGCTGTTGGAGCAGCCGCAAGCCGCAAAGAAGACGCCTAAATGTCTAGTAAAATGGTCGAAAGTGTCAAAAACCACGGGTTTGCACCCAATTTATCTGCTTCATTTGTCTAATGAGCCTGTCACTAGACGACATCATAGAGCGCTTGAACGCGATGGACCCAGCCGAACGGCAAGAGGTCCAAAAGCTGGCGCTGGACGCGACCAAAGACAAGAAGTGGATACCGAATCCAGGCCCGCAAACAACGGCCTACTTCTGCAATGTAGACCAAATGTTGTATGGCGGCGAAGCCGGGGGCGGTAAGTCGGATCTCATTATCGGCCGGGCTTTGCAGGAGCACACAAGATCGCTCTTGCTGCGCCGGGTAAACAAGGACGTTAGCTGGCTTGTTGATCGCACTGCCGAAATTCTGGACACCCGACAGGGTTACAACGGCCAAGACAATCGATGGTCACTTGGTGATGGCCGGGTTATTGATTTCGGCGGCCTACAGCATCCAGGCGACGAGCAGCGTTATAAGGGCAGACCGAAGGATCTCATCGGCTTTGATGAGGCGAGCGACTTCTTGGAGAGCCAAGTTGATTTCGTACTTGGCTGGCTCCGAACGACGAAAGAAGGGCAGCACTGCCAGGCGATATTTGCAACCAACCCGCCGACTACTGCGGAAGGTGAATGGATCGTTCGCTGGTTCGCTCCGTGGGTGGACCCGGAGCACCCGCTTTACCCATATCCGATGGGCGAACCGCTGTGGACATGCCGCGGGCCTGAAGATGAATGGCTGTGGTTCGAAGAGCCCGGGGAACGTGAAGTTGACGGCCAGATGGTCGAAACCGTCAGCCGCACTTTCATCCGATCAGGTCTCGGGGACAACCCGGACCTCAACCGCACCAACTACAGCCGACAGCTTGCCTTGTTGCCGGCAGAGCTTCGCAAGCGCTACGCCGATGGTGATTTCACAGCCGAAGCCGTCGATGATGAATTCCAAGTCATTCCAACCGAGTGGATCAGAGCCGCGCAGAGCCGATGGGTTGAAGACGGCGGCGAGCGAATGGAAGCGATCGGAGTTGATATTGCCCAGGGTGGTAAAGACAACACCGTTCTCGCGCCACGATGGCAGGGCAAGGGCAATATCAAGCACTGGGTCGATAAGCTCGTAAAATACAAGGGTGCTGAAACACCGGACGGTTCTACGGCTTCTGGCTTCATCATGATGCACCTCAAGCACGCGGCTCAAGTCAACATCGACATGGGCGGCGGTTATGGTGGCTCTACATACGAGCATTTGAGAGACGCGGAAATCTCAGTGTTTGGGTTTGTGCCATCGGCAAAGTCGGATGCAACCACATCGGACGGCCGGTTAAAGTTCGCCAACGTTCGAAGTGAGGCGATCTGGCGTGTGCGGGAATTGCTTGACCCGGAGTCGCAAGAGCTTGTTGCGTTGCCTCCTGATGCGATGCTTCGGGCTGATCTGGCATCGTTTCGATGGCGCCTGATGACGGGCGGTGTAATCCAGGTTCGCCCCAAGGAAGAGGTCAAGAAGTTGCTTGGTCGGTCGCCAGACGATGGCGAGGCGGTGATTATCGCGCTTTCAACTGGTTCGAGGCGGGTGCAGCCAAGGCTTTCCGATCCGTACCGAATGCCAACACAGGCTAAAATGGGTCACAGCTACATAAGGAGACGCAGGTAATGGGCGACATGTTCAAGCCGAAGGTGCCAAAGCCGAAAGATCCTGTTCGGGTTCCAACGCCAGACGACCCAGACATTAAAGCGAATGCAACGGCCAAACGCCGGGAGGAAGAGCGCAACCGTCGTGGCCGCAAGAGCACTGATCTCAGCGGCACCAGCTATTCACGGACGACACTCGGCTAGATGGCAGATGAGAATGCGCTTGAACTGATCAAGCGGGGAGATCGGAAGTTTAGCGCGCGGCAGCAGCTTGATACGTTGCGCCAGGAGATCGCGCTCAACTTCGCGCCTCACTTGGCCAGCTTCACAACTGAGTTGATCCTTGGCGATGACTACGCCGGCCATTTGATCGACGGCACGCCGTTGCTGTTGGCACGGGATTTCAAAAGCCAGGTCGGTGCCATGCTGCGGCCGCCAGGCAAACAGTATTTCTGGCATCGATTGCTTGACGACGATCTCAACGATGAGCCGCGGCATCGGGAATATCTCGATTGGCGATCATCGCAACAGCGCCGCATCTTGCACGATCGCAACAGCGGGTATGTGAGAGCAACCGGCGAAGCGGATGAGTTCTTTTCTTTCTTCGGCGATGCGTGCCTCAGTGTGGATCTTGCCAAAGACCAGTCAGGCCTGCGTGTTCGCTCATGGCACACCAAAGACGTAGTTTGGAGCATCGGAGACGAGGGAACAGCTGAAGTTGTCACTAGGCGCGAGCAGGTTCCGGCGCGGATCATGGCACAGCGGTATGGGGAGAAGAAGCTTGCCGAGCCGGTCAAGAAAGCGCTTTCAAAAAACCCTGACCAGACTTTCCAAGTTCGTCACGAGGTTCTGCCGGCAGCGGAATACGACAGCTACAGGAATCGGCCGCTCAAGAGAAAAGATGGGTTCGCATCGATCTGGGTAGACGCAGAGAACGGTGTTATTCTTAAAGAGTCACATAACCCGACGCTGCGCTATGTCATTCCTCGGTGGGTGACGCTGCCACAATGGGCCTATGCGATTTCACCGGCCACGACGATTGCTCTACCGGATGCGCGGTTGATCCAACAGCAGGCGCTCTCAATCCTTGAGGCGGCGGAAAAGGCCGTGAACCCGCCGTTGGTTGGGTATCGCGAAGCCATCCGTGGTGATGTTTCACTGAGGGCTGGCGATATCACATGGGTTGAAGGCAGCTATGACGGACGAACAGGTGCGCCCGTTGAGCCGCTAGGTCTTGGCAAGGATCCAGGCCTTGGCGTTGACTCTCTGATGCGGACAGAGAGCCAGATCACACGGGCGTTCTACCTCGATCGCCTTCGCATGCCTGACACGCAGCACAGTGAAAGCACGGTCAAAGTCCAGTTTATGATCGATGAGTATATTCGTTCAGCGCTTCCGCTCTTTGCACCGATGCAAGTCGAATACAATGATGCGTTGCTGTACGAGGCTGACAAGATCATTGACGCTGCCGGCGGCTACGGCGCGCGCGAACTGCCACCGGGATTGGAAAAGGACGCACTGACATACCAGTGGGACAATCCATTATCTGACATGATCGAGCGGCAGAAGGCCAACATCGCAACTGAGATCTCAGCGGTTGGCCAAGCTCTCGCTGCGATCGAAGCGGCAGCACAACAGGCGCCAGCACTTGCGCAACTCGATACGAGCAAGGCGTTCTCTGAAACGGTCGTGGCATTGAAAGCACCCGGCTGGTTGAAGGACGAAGACGACCGTGAAGAAGCGGTGCAAGGTCAAGTTGATGCCAATCAAATGGCAAGCACGATTGGCGCTGCAAGTGAGTTGGCTCCATTGGTAACGGCCGGCGCGAATGCGGCCAAGGTTGCTCAAGATCAAGTGCCGATTGATGCGGAGCCAAGCTACCCACTACTGCCGATGCCTGCATGATGAAAGCACAGTGCCGAGACTGCAAAAATTACCATGGCCCACCGGGCAAAAGCGGCAAGGGCGGTCATTGTGCGCTGACGATGGTCAAGGTCGATATCTACGATAAGTGCGAGAGGTTCGTCATTTGCGAAGGCCAGCGCACGTGACGTTTGATTGGACTAAAGACGAAGTTCAGTTGATCAAGCGGCTGTGGGCAAGTGATGAGCACCGGCCAGCTCTACAGCTGATCATTGAAACATTAGGCCGGTTCCATAAGCCGTCGTTCGACCCAGACACACATATCACCGCCTTCAACGAGGGGCGCCGGTATGTGGCTATTGCATTGACCGAGGCTATAAACAGAGATTTGAGCAAAGATGGAAGCAGCAACACCGACAGAAGCACCGTCGTCCCAACCGCCACAGAGCGCGCCGCCATCCGAGCCGCCGAGGGAGCCGCAGGCACCAAACGGCGCGGCTCCCGAAGGTGACAGCACGCCGGATTGGCGCCTGTCTCTCGCCGGCGAAGACACCAAAAGCATTGAGCTGCTGTCTCGGTATAAAGAGCCCGGCGATTTCCTCAAGGCGCACACGGAACTGCGCCAAAAGCTGTCAGAGCGGCCATCCGTTGCACGCCTAGACGATGAGGCAACGCCGGAACAGATTGCCGAGTACCGTCAAGCGCTTGGCGTCTCGGAGGTTCCTGAAGATGCAGACGCCACGGCTTACATGGACGCAATCGGCGTGGCGATCCCAGAAGGATACGAAGCGTCTGAGCTCGAATCCGCATTGGTGCAAGACTTTGCCAAGGAGGCCTATGACCGCGGCTATGATCCTCGATTTGCTAAAGAGGCCGTGAGCTGGTTTTTTGAAAACCAAGCGGCAAACCAGGAAGCGGTCAACACGCAGGCGCATCAGTTGGCAGAAACCTGGAAGAGTGAGCTTCGAAGCGAGCTTGGCCGGGAATATGAGCCGATGGTCACGGTTGCAAGCTCGTTCTTAAAGCAAGAGCTTCCCGACGAAGCGGCGCAGTCGGCATTGTTGAATTCCATGCATCCTGATGGCGGCCGGCTTGGCGATCATCCGGCTTTCATCAAGATGATGGCTGCTGCGGCTATGAACTCGGGCCTTGGCGACAGCATCGAAGCCAATTCGATGGAATCGGGCGGCAAGTCGCTCCGAGACCAGCAACACGAAATCGAGTCTTTGCGTACCAGTGACCCCGGTAAATACAACGATCCACAAACCCAAGCACGCCTGGACAAGATTATTGATCTGCGGCTGAGCCGCGGTGAAATCGATGAAATGGGCAACGAAAGAAAGCGGAGATAGGACTATGCAACCAGGTGATGCAGTTGCGCCAAGCGAGGCGATTATTATTGCCGGCAATCCAGTTGGGTATGAGAACACAATCCCAAGCTCGGCAACGTTTGTGACGGTGTCCGGTTACACAACAAACGCCAATGATTGGATTGTGACGCCAACAGGTGTCAGAAGAGGCCATCGTGTCCACGGATGGTCGGTTCAGGCTCACGAAATACGCACTCCGGCCACCAGCAACACGCCGATCAATGGCGTTGATTCAGACGGCAGCCAAGAGGCCGCTATTCCGGCCACCTCTCTTTGGACGCTGACCTATGTCAGCTCCACGGTCGGCTGGATTCTCGAAGTTACCAGCGAGCTTGGTGCGACTGTCACGGCGGTTGTTCCAGACTGATACAGCGGTGTGAGCATCCTCGTGGTGCTCCATCCCCTGTACCAGCGTACTTAAGCCAAACGTTTCGCCCCGCACGACGGCACGCGGCCCCTGCAGGATGCAGCCACCCCGCAACCCGTCAATATGTGCGGCCACCCGAACTGCGGCGTTCCAGACAACTCATCAATAGGAGGTTTGGGCCATGGCGGTTCCAAGCGCAATTAAGTATCGCCGAGAATTCATCGGCGCATTCAACACGGGCGTCTCACTGATCAAGGATTGGTGCACGCCTGAATCAATGGATCACGGTTCTTCTGCTGTGTTCGATGTCTCGGCGGTTGGCGGCCGGATGGCGGCCCGGTCGATCGACGGCAGGATTCCGCGGACCAACGTCTCAGATACGCAGGTGACGTGCACCTTGTCTGAGTATGTCAAGAAGTTCGAAGTTACCGACTTCGAGGCATTTGAAAGCCAGTCCGACGAACGCGCCAAGATGAACCATCGGATCATGGAATCGACCAACCAGGAGATGGATTACAACATCATCACTGAGCTGGCCAACGCAACCACCTCGTTCTCTGCTTCTGCCGCGCCGATCACTTTGGACACGGCAACGCGGACCATTGCAACGCTGGCTGCAAACCAAGTGCCGATCAACGCGTCTGAATGTGTGTGGCTGGTGTCACCATTTATGGAGGCCAAGCTGCAAAACATCTCCGGCTACGCCAGCCAAGATTACGTGTCTGGCCGGCCGCTTGAGACCGGCGGCAACCAGTTCGCGAACCAGGTGCAGATCAAGCGCTGGCTCAATGTGAGCTGGATTGTTCACCCGAACCTGCCAGGCGTCGGCACAAGCTCTTGCACCACGTACTTGTGGCACAAGAAAGCGCTTGGCTGCGCCATGCCAACCAACCAGATTCGGTACTCTGCCGGGTATGATGATCAAGATCACTACCACTACTGCTCGGCTACCCTGAAGGCCGGCACTAAGATCTTGCAGAACTCCGGTATCTTGAAGTTCCTGCACAACGACAACGCATAAGGAGGCCTAACGATGGCTTATAACTCTGCGGGCCTTATTTGCCTGTCAAACACGTCGATCAATAGTCAGTGGATCTTGCGCACCGTCGATGCTCTTGGCGGCGTGGATGCGGCTGGGTATGTGACAGACGCCGGACCGGCTAACAGTGGCAAGGGTGCGCCCGGCCGCGGCATGAAAGTTGGCGATGTGGTTTTTGTCCAGGTTGTCGATGATGTCACGGCACTTGCGCCAGCCATCACGGCCATGTCCGTGGCGGTGTGTACGGCGGTCAGCGCCAGCACTGGCGCCGGTACGTTGCTCTTTGAAGTAACAACAGCACCATAAGACTAACCGGGCGGGCCATTGAGCCCGCCTTTTTCCATTGGAGACGAATATGCACGAAGCACGGGCGGGGAGTTTTGAGGCAGCGCATGACGCCTCGATTGTGTGGCGGTACGTTGTGCCGTCTGGGCATTCACCGGAGGATGTTCAAAGCCCCAAATACTTCCGCAACATGATGCGAGAAGCGGCACAGCAGCGGGTGATCGGCCGTAACAGCTGGAACAAAGTCGAATGCATCTGGGAAGACGGTTCTCGGTACATGCTGCTGATGATCATGTCGGTTGGTCAAGATCTTGTGCAGACCGTGCCGCTGATGAATGAGCGCTTGGTGAAAGCCCAGCCAGGCCGCAAGCCGAACGTGCCCGATGGCTACAAGGTGGAGTTCATCGAGGGCAGCGGCTGGCGTGCTCTGTCAGACAAGAACTATGTGGTCACGGAGAAGGTCGTCACCGAAGACGAAGCGCTGCGGGCCGCGGTTGATCATGCACGGAGTGCGAGCTGATGCCTACCTGCCAATTTGCATTCTGTTCGATCAACTCGGATATTCCAGCCGCCTATTCAGCTGGATCAACGCTTGAGGCCGAAACCGTCAGCGGTACGAGCGCTGCAACAACTGCCGCTGCGACGGCAAGCCAGAATTTCTGCCGAGTGGCAACGGATACGGCCTGCCATGTTGTGTTCGGTTCATCGCCTACGGCAACGACGGCCAATGGGTTTTTTCTGCCAGCCAATGCGGTTGAGTATTTCCGGGTTTCGGAAGGCGACCAAGGCGCGGTGATTGAGGCCTAGATGCTCTTTAGACCTGGACAATTAATGGTGGGAGGCAGCTCTATTGGCGGGGCTGTTTCTGGTGCGGTTTCTTCGGCTCAGACCCTTGTAGACACGTACTCATCCGATACGCAGGGCATGGCGCTGATGTTCTCGGGGGCAATGCCTTCGATGTACATCAAGGACACCACGACCCCCGCAAACGACAACGATACGCTGTTCACGGATTTCGATGCGTTCAACTCTTTACTGACCTTCACGTCGCCGTCTCCTAAGATTGTCAGGCAGGCGGATGGGGATTGGAAGTATTCGGCGCATAACCTCTATTTGAACAGCGCGAGCCCCGCGAACCAGGCTGTGACAGTTGTGTCCGGGTTAAGCTATCGCCTCGCTGTCACCGGAACGGTCTCGGTGACGTTATCCGGGGCGTCCACCGGAACCATTACAGCAGCAGCGGATCATGAATTTACGGCCGCAAGCGGTACGCTTACATTCGGCTCGACATCCGGCAGCGGCACGGTGCATCTGCATCTCGCGCCCGCCGTTGAGACGTATCTCGAAACAGGTGGATCAGCCCGTTACGCCCTCCCAATCTCCTATGATGCCAGCGGAGTAGCAGAGGGACTGTTGGTTGAGCCGGCGGCTACGAATTTGTTCTTGAACAGTCGGTCAGCAGCAACGCAGGACATCACGGTTTCGGCAACTGCCTACACACTGTCGTTTTTCGGCACAGGCAGCATTACGCTAAGCGGAACGCATAGCGAGACATTGAATGGAACGGGAGCCAACGATCGAGTTTCGACGACGTTCACACCATCCGCTGGGACGCTAACGTGTACGGCCTCAGGGACGATTGACTTCGTCCAGGTAGAAACCGGCTCCGTCGCCACGTCCCCAATTGTTACGGCTGGGTCTACTGTGACAAGGCAGGCAGACCAGATTAGCCTTTCTGATAGTGCTTTCCCATCGAGCACGACGGCTCATGCAATCTATGGTAAAATGGAGATTAACGGACATGTTGCAGGACATCTGCTTTCGTTGACAGGCGGTACAAATCGTGTGTTGGAACTTTACGATAGTAGCGGAGATGGGAACTTAGATATCTACGGCTGTAATGGCACGTTCAATAGACTCAACTTCCCGGTGGTAGCTGTATCAGAAAATACTGAATTTAGCTGGGCTGCGGCATGTGCATCTAATGACGCGAATCACGCACTTAACGGCACTGACGGTGCTCAGGATACTTCTGTTACGGTTCCAGCAGGTGCGCCGGATCTACATATTGGCAAATATTCATCAGGGCAAAACTCAAACTTGCTAATTAAAGAAATCGCCTACTGGCCAGAACGCATCTCTAACGCTGACCTACAGGCTATGACATCATGACCCAAGCTATAAGGTTCGGAGTGTGGGCGCCGGATCAGGCAACGTTTTGGCAGTCGTGGGCCAATGCTGGGATCATCAAGGCGGACGGAGTGGTTACTGCCGAACAACCTAACGGCGCATATATCACGCCAATCGAGTATGAGGACGCATATCAGGGGATTTCGACCACGGCTGACACGTGGAATGGACAAGTCGTCAAGGTCCAGGCTGTTCTGGATGTTGACGGCACATTGATTACGCCGGCTGTGATGGTTTCCGGCTGGCACTGCAATGTCATTGTGTACGGTGAGCACTTGATCGATCCAACGCTACAGGGCTCTCTAACCTACGGCCTGGACCAGCACGACGAAGACGGCAACCTGAAATCAATCTGGGATCGCACATGGGCGGACCTCGTTTTTAGCCTCACTGAACAAGCGGCAGATCCAAGCACAGGATTTCCGGCCGGATACCGCAACGCAACCGGCGTGACCTACTGCGACCCAGCCGAATTTAGCAGCCCGAGCAACATCATCTTATAGGCACCTAGATGGCCGCAACG